TTTGACGACATCCCTTTAACATTCAGAGGCTTTTCAATTTCCCCCGCTTTTAAGGCTTCAACTATAGAAGGATTCTGCTCTAGCCGTTTCTGTATTTCCTCAAGCTTTCCTTTGGTTCTTTTTTCATCACGTAAATCTAACCCTGTTGCGGCATTCGCAAGCATCTGAATATCAGAGTTAGATAACACGCCTTGCATCCTGGTTAGGTTTGTAAGCGTTAGTAAATTTTGTAATTCTTTTACGTCAGATTCAAAACTGATAGTGTTTGACCTAAGCGATGGAACCCATGCCGCCGCATCAATTGGGCCAGCCGCACCAGCAAGTCCAGACTCATTTTTAAGCAGATTTTTCGTCAATTCATAAGCGCGTTTAGCTTCACTAGAAATAGCGGCTTTTTGCGTAGACTGGTCAGTAATAACCTTATCTTGTTTTTGTTTTGCTAATTCCGATTCCTGCTGAAGATTATTTGTCTGTTGGCGTATTCTTTCATTTTCGAGCTTTGCCTTTTCTAACTCAAGAGCTGCAAGTTCAGCAGGCTTTGCGTTACTATCAATTTTTTCTGCCCCTGGAACATTCTGAATTTTAATTTCTCCCGTAACTGGATCGCGGATAATAAAACCGCCAGAGTCCGTCGATTTACTCGCATCAATAATTTCGGGTGACTTACTACCACGCAAATGCGCAGAAGCTGCGCTTACCATAGCGTCGGTTTCTGTTTTAAGCGAAGCAGGATCATTGAACAAGGATAGAACCTTGTCAGCACCGCCAGTATCCATGCCAGCGGAAGCCAAGGACTGCTTCATCTGATTAGCAAGCATTGCAGCCGCTCTCAGATCACCAGAATTCACAAGCTGGCCGAACTGGATGGTATCTTTCGCCAGCCCGTCAAGGACAGCTCGGCTTCTTTCCGATTCCTTCTGTTTAGCTGCCGATTGATATTCCTGCATTTGCGCTTGTTGCAATTCGGCTGCCCTCTGATCCTGATTAGCAAGCCTCGCATCTTGCTGCGCTTGGCGCGCTCGCTCATATTCCTGCTGTTCCCTTGCCCTCTGTTGTTGAGCAAGCATCAGCAAAGGTGATACAGCATCAACCTGAATCCCACTAAGCGGTATGGATGAATTTGCCATTATCAACCTCAGAATTTATAGCCGCTTACGGCTTTGTCAATTTGTGCCTTTTCCGCATCGCTCAAGCCGGTCTTGTTCCCTGCATTTAGCTGGTTAAGCGCATTCAGATAAAGCAGGTTATTAACTCCACCTACAACAGCATTAGATTGCCCCATGATTCCAGCGGCAGCAGCATCCCCTTTAGCAGTTTCAAGGTTTGCATTATTGGCAGCAGAACCAGTTAAAACATTAGCACGACCAGTGCCGCCACTCTGAATAAGACCAGTAATGTTGTTTGTCGTGGCATTGTTCAGGTTAGCCATGTTGGTGCCATAGCCAGATTGCGCATTTGCAACATTGCTCCCTAGGTACTGGTCAATATTGGAAATGTTAATCCCTCTGTTTGAGAGCGCATCAGCAATGTTGCCAGCGGTCACAAGGTCAATATTGCTAAGGTTCTGGCCTTTGCCCTGGGTAATATCCGCCATTCGCCCTGAAGCCGTCTGTGCCACTCCTGTAAGGTCTCTGGAAAGACCTGTGGAAATGTCGGCCAAGTTGCCACCTTGCCACAAATTAGTAGCCGATAACGCATTACCAGCGCCTTGGTTAAGACCCGCTATCGTTGTTCCTGCCCCATAGTTTATATCGCCAATTCTGTTGGCCGCCCCTGTTTGTGCATTGGCGACATTGCCAGCGGCATTGGTAACAATGCCTGCCTTATTGGTTCCAGACGACATTGCAATATTGGCCAAGTTGTTACCAGCACCTGTATTCAGATTAGCAACATTTGTTCCGTAATTTTCTAGTAGCTTGGCGATATTGCCAGCAGTGGTGGTTTCGACATTGGCGATTGAGTTCGCCGCCCCCGTATTGTAATTGCCGGATTGTGTAGCGGCATTCGCACCAACATTAACAAGGCCAAATCTCTGGGCAATGTTGTTGTTTAACAAATCATTCCCAAGAGACAAAAGTTTATTCTGTAGCTCAAGCGCCGTTCCGCCTGTAGCTAACTTGCCTTTAGCGGCTTGATTAGCAAAAAGCATATCTTTCGCGTCACTTGCCAATTGTCCATAGAATGGATTATTGACAATAAAGTCTTTCTGCTTTGTCGGGTCTTGGATTAGCTCAGAAAGAGGAGTAAGTGCCGCCGTGCCAGCCTCCATGAATGGCTTTTGGTAGCCAATAGAGACATCCCTTGCAGTCCGTATCTCGCCAACACTCCTACCTCTTGCTGCATCAAGCTCGGCCCTGCCCTGCTCGGTTCCAGCATTTATTCCTTGGAGTGCTTTATCAAGGTAACTGGTAATGTCCCCCCTGGCAGTAGTGTAGCCTTGGTCGATAGCGCCAAGTGCCGAAGATTCGCCAGTTCGGATGGTAGAAGTGGTATCAGCCAATCCCTTGTTAATCGCGCCAGTAGCAGCGTTAACGCCAGCGTTAACATTGCCAATAGCCTCACCAAGATAATTACGGATATTAGCCGCTGAATCAGCCGCCGCCGTGTTGATTCTACCAGTTGCGGCATTTGCGCCTGTATCAAGAAAATCTTTCGATTTTATGGCGACATTTTCTATCAACTTTGAAGCTTCATCAGCTCCCTGAGATATGTCGCTCCTTGCCTGCATCATGCCAATTTTGTTGACATCAACTGCATCAGCAGTGGACTTCTCAATGGCGCTCTTGCCAGACTGTGCCACTTGGCCGATGGTATCTACTACTGCATTTCTGGTGTCACCCAGAATAGTCTCAGATCGACCTTGGCCAGCTCTTGCATTATCAATTGCCTGCTGGGTAGTAGTGTCGATGATGCCAGCCGCTTCTTGGGCTGCCTGCCGGTTTTGAAATTGAGCAGCACCAATAGCGTCCGTTTGCTTATTGGCTGCCTGTGATGCTTTATTTGCCGCATACACCGTGCCCGCAATAGTGGCACCAGCCGCTAACGCGCTAGACGATACAACGCCAGCCGAAACTAACCAAGCCATTTAGCCTCCAGCAACGGTTTTTCCGTTGTGATTGTATCAGATTCTATCTGTTCCAGTGTCTTTACCCCATCCCATGGATGGACATTTATCCAAACCACATCTTCAAGTACCAGCCCAGCCTTTTTCACATCAGGGCCAGAAACGAAAACATGGGGAGCAGAAAGATCATATTCACCCTCATCCGTGATGACCTTGATCTTGCCAGCCGCCAAAATGTTCACGCACGAATGTTTATGAATTGCTCCCGTGATAACTGTCCCGGCTTTAACCCGCATTTCCCGCGTATACGTCCCATGCGCATAGTGGTGGTACGTCTCCACCTCTGCTGGTGCCAGCGTTGCAAGAATGGCATCTTCCAGCGCGTTTATCTTTTCCCTATTTTGGCAAGCTATTTCATTCATCAGTTAGACACCATGAAATTTACTCTGGTATTCGCTGTAGCAGCAGCGTTGCCATAAATAGTAAATGACCCTGTAGCAGCATCTACGCTTACCGATTTCAAGGTGGCGTCATTCGATGCGACACAAGCTAGAATCACGCTATTGGCATCAACCAGGCTATTTGTCACAACCAAGGATGAAGCTGCCGAAGCGATAATAACTGAGCCGCTTGGCTTGTTGATCGTTTGCGCTCCTGTTGTTGATGATATGGTTTTAGCCATACTCATCGTTGGGAAAATTCCAGTTCCTGACCCAAGTTGAAACCATATCTGATAAACAGACTCCCTGAGTTGTCGCAGGAAAGACGTCAGAATAGCTTCTTTAATAGGCGGTATATTATTGGGCGGCGGGTTATAAGCCATTAGATACCAACCTCAACCTCTGCCGATGCCGCATGGATTGAATAATAGAATTCTCCTGTTGCAACAATGCGGATAACCACAGTCCTACCCGTAACATTCAGGCCGAAAAATTCTACACTCCGCAAGAAGTCACCCTGCACACCAAGATGACCTCTTATCTCTGTGCCAAATGTTCGCCCGCCGTCAGTCGAAAACTGAATCATGATTTGCGGGTCATCACCAACACCGCCCACGCCTGTTTCCATGACAATGTTAACGCTTCGTAGCGTTATCTGCCGTCCAGCCTCGGTAAACATGCCGCTGTGAATTGGTGCGGTATCACGAACCCGCCTTATCGTGTCGCCATTGTCGGTGAACGTATCTTCATCAAGATCTAATACATTGCCACTTTCATCAGCTATCAAGTGCTTGCCATAGCAATAGGCGTAAGAGTCACCTCTATAACGGCCTGCAATTTGCCCATCGTTGTAATCAGTCGATGAAAGCTCAAACCACTGGCCACCCTCTGGGTAAACAAATGACTTATTCTCGGACGGGAATTTCAGGTAGAAAAACTCTTGCCCATGGAGGTTGAAACAAAACGCTACCGCATCTGAAACAGTGCTGTAATTTGTGAATTCCCTTGCCAGTGTCCTAGGCAAAAAGCCATTTTCAAGCCCGCCTGCACCAATCCTGTAAACATCACGGTCTGATGCCAGAAAATACATTGCCGCCTTGTTGTTTGCTACCGCATATCTACCAGCGAGGCCAATTTGAAAAATACTGCCTTCAACCCGGTCAAATGGAGGATTACCAGAACCAGAGTTCCACCATCCTTCTATATGCCTTTCACCCATCATGTAAACAACTTGGTTAAACGCATACGGCCTTAAAAGGTTATCTGCTACGCTTTCAGCAGTTCCATAATTAAGACCGTTTATTGTTAACGGAGCGCCAGCATCCGAAACTCCAAACCGTGAGCCATCTCCGTCATAGATCGCTTGACCATTCAGCACAGCAACGGCATTAGGCGTTTCAAAGTCTACATCAACGCCAGTAGTTAGGGTCGCACCATCCCATGTATACGCCACGCCATCGGCAACAACTATTACCGTGTCAACAATGCCTCCAAAAATGCACCGAGAGCTGCCTGGTATCGTGCCAAGCGTTGTCCTTACACCGGCGCTATTGATGGATGACAATGTGGTAGCTGTAACCTTGTACAAAACGCCCTTGTGAACAAACATCCCTCTATCTATGCCACTGCCAGAAGAAAAGCTTGTTAATCCTGGGAAGCTCTCAAGCACGTATCGGCTTACACCTTCTCCCGGCTGCAATTGCGGCCAGAAATTGCGCGTAACCTGAGAATCAAGCATTTTTGCTCGATGCTGGCTTGATCCACCTACTATTTGAACAGTTGGCATCAGTAGTCCACCGGCAAATCATCAGCAGCAAATGGCAAAACCGTCAACCTTCTGATTTCTGTCGGTGCCGCCTGTGCTGCAAGTCGAATAATCTGGTAACGCTCGCTGGAAACGCCAATATCAGGCGCAACCTGTAACGCCATCATTGCAGCGACATGAGGCATGACACCATCAGGGACAGCACCTGTCGATGCCCATATCGCATTACCTTCAGCCTTCAGGCTGTTGTAAATTTGCGTATAGGCTTCTGTCAGCAGCAAATCATGATTTGCAGGCAATGCTTGCCCATAAGCAACAATGCCGAGCATCCGGCCTGCTTTGTGTCGTGTTTCTGCTACCGTTGCCATTATTCACGCACCTTTGGTGGCCTTCCGCGTCTCGGTGGCTGTGTTACTTCTAGTTCTGGTGAATCTTCCACCAGTTCAAAAAGCCCGCTTTTCAGAGCTTTTCCTATCAATACAGCTTCTACGCCATTCCATCCGGCAGTATCAACAATATCTAAATGCTTTGCCATCGAACCGCCGTATATTTTTACCGGCTCAACAGCTTCTGAATTCAAATATCTCAATCTCATAATTCCCCCGAAAGTTAAAAAATGAGGGGCCTTTCGACCCCTCAAAGCTCAGGGAGAATTAAGTTACTACATAGCTTGGATCAATGAAGTACAAAGCTACCAGCGTAATCGTACCAGTATGCCCCGCATTCGATGCCGTGTTGCAATAGATTTGCAAGGTAGTTTCAGCATCAAATCGCTTCGGCCCAGCGGTGCGAAGGACACCACCAAATGGATACCAGATAGATACCTCCGGCTTGATCTGGCTCACCGCGTCACCGTCAATAGTGCCGAGGTTGCCAAAGCCATCCGTGTCGGTCGCTTCAGTTGCATTAGCCTTCCAGCCAATATCAAAATCAAGCGCCTCGGTACCGGTATCAATGTCATCACCATACACCCAGCCCATAAACACAACAGCACCCTTAGGCACTTTGCACATCTCGAAAATGTCGCCAGTTTCCACAGCAGCACCAATTTCATAAGTGCCAGTAGCAACCTTGACGGTCATAGCATCACCAATTCCTGTTACAGGAAAATTGGCCTTTGCCCTTGTTGCAGTAAGAGTTTCAGCAGTCATTTCGTTAACCTCTGGTCAGTTTCAAAGCGGCAGAAGATACCGCCGTAGATGTTAATGCGGCAGGATTGCAAGTGGCTGCATAGTTGGTGTCAGTAACACCACCATCAGCATCCAACTTGGCCGTAATCGCCACGATTGCAGCGCGGATTGCCGTCAAATCAGCAAAGTACGCATCGCAGTCAGTGTTGATTTCATTCACAGCATCCTTGACGTTTTTCAGGAAGCGCACTAAGTCGCCCTGATTAACGCCGCTCTCGGTAATATCAGATTGAAGAATCTCAGCCATATATCACCTTACGCATCAACAGCAGCAGAAGTGAAGATCGTAACCATGCCATGCTGCTTGTTGTTGAAGTAAGCTTTGCGAATTTCGTGCTTCAGCTCAACTGCAACACCAGGCTGGAAGCCATAGTCTTTTTCACGATCAACCACAATTTCAGGCTTTTGGCCAAGGCCATAACCAATCGCTTCAAGACCACAGAGGAACGACACACCAACACGGGTAGAGCCACTGCCGCCAGTTTTCAGGCTGTTAGCAGTAGAAGAACCGCCCCATACGCCGTTCGTGCCGCTGGTTCCGTCGATCATCTTGGAGATTTCAGGCACTTCAACGTGAACGATATTTTCATAGGTGAACCCGCCACCTTTGAAAATCGGGTCGCCCTGACCTTGAACCTCTCGCTGTGCCTGGGTAATAGCGGCATCTTGCTTAAGGTTCTTAAATGCGTATTTGTCGTGGAAACAAACAAACATTTCCCGGTCGTCGTTAGTACGAACAGGACGAATAGCAGGGCTTGCACCTTCAGCAATACGCTTGGCAATGCTCATGATAGCCGCCGACATTTTGTCATCAGTGGTATCAATATTGCCAAGCGAAGTGCTGTGATCCAAGCTGGAATGGTTAGACAGCAAGGCACCATACAGCACGCGATCACTGTTATTAGTCAGCCATGTATCCATAGCCGCATTAGTAGCAGAACCGTAGTTTGCATACGTGGTGCCATTGTAGATAGCCATCATCGCTTGGATAATGTCATCACG